CCGATAAAGGCGTTGGGATTGGTAGATCACTTTCTTTAAAGGAAAAGAAAATGGAAGTTCAGGAAAAAACACAAAGCACAGCCCAGGTTGTTGCAGAGGCTCCACCAGTTCCAGTGATTGATGAAGCCGCAATCAAGAGAAATGTCATTGCCGAGCAAGGCCGCATTCGTTCTTTAGCCAAGAGTTTTGGTAAGGATGACTTTGCAGAAGCTGCGATCAGAAGTGGAATGTCCTATCTGCAATTCGCAGAAGAATTAGGTGATCAAGTCCGCACCAATCCGCACAGAGTTCAGCCGAAGCTGACTGAAAAAGAGAAGCAAAATTATTCTCTGATTCGGGCAATCCAAGCGGCAGCGGACAACAATTGGGGTTCTGCAGGCTTTGAGAAGGAAATTTCAGATGAGATTGCCAGCAGAACAGGCAAGCAACCTCGAAGCTTCTATGTACCAGATCATGGCTACACGCACCAAAGAACCTTGTCAGCCGTCACTGGCTCCAGTGGTTCAGGTTTCAGTGATTTGACTGTTGCGGAAAATTTGCTGACAGATCGCTTTATTGATGCACTGATTTCAACCTCCATTCTAGGGCAGGTTGGGGCAACACGCTTTGAAGGGTTGATTGGTGATGTAAAAATCCCAAAGTTCAGCGCAAATGCCAGCGTCAGCTTCCAGACTGAAACTGGATCAGTTGCCAACAATGAGCCGGATTTTGGACAGATTTCCATGAGTCCAAAAACCGCATCCAACAAAATCCAGATTTCACGCCAACTTCTGCACCAAGGGCTCAATGGCAATCTGGAAACCACGCTCAGAAACCACATGGTGCGACTGTTTGCAGCCAAGCTGGACGATGTCGCGCTGAAAGGTGGCGGTTCCAATGAGCCAAGTGGTGTGCTGCAGACTACCGGAATTGGAGACGTTGAGAGTGCTGGAACCTCTGGAAATGCTGCTTTGACTTATGGCAACGTAGTGGACATCTGGAGCGAAGTGGCTGCAGACAATGCTCTGCTGGGAAGTCTTTATTGGGTGACCCATCCAAGAGTGGTTGGGAAGTTGATGCAGACTCTGGTTGCTGCTTCCACAGATTCCAGAATGATCATGCAGGACACCAATTCTCTGCTTGGTTATCCGCTGGTTCAGACTACTCAAATGCCTTCGAGTTCTCCTTACACCTTGCTGTTTGGAAACTTCACAGACCTATACCTTGGCTTCTTTGGAGCCTTGGATGTGCTGGTTGATCCGTATGGTGCAGCCGGAAACTCAACGGTAAACCTCTTTTTCTATCAGATGATGGATGTAGCCGTTGCCAGACCTGAATCATTCGCTGCAGCACAGGACGTTACTGTTTAAGCGATGCTTCAACTGGATGAACTCAAAGATTGGTGCAAAGGGCAAACGGCTCTTGTTATTTGCGGAAGCCCTTCTGCACCTGCTGATGTTCGCCAGAGTGAATGGGAAGGAGCGCACTGGATTAGTGTGAATCAACACGCTGCGCTTCTTCCAGACTTGGCTTGGTGTTACGCCCACGATCCAAGCATGATCGAATTTTTGAGAGATGAGATTGGAGTTCAATGCCCGATTGTTTCTCCACAGTTTGCCAAACTTAACGGGAAAGACATCTTTGCCGGAATCTGCCCTTGGGTGCAGCTCAGTGGGCCAGAGGCTCTCTGGTGTGCAGACTTTATGGGATACCAGAAAATCTTTCTTTGTGGGGTGGATAGTTACGAACACACCAGAAGGGACTACTGGCATCAATTCGCAAAGCCTGAAAATGACAAAAGCTTTAAAGGCAAACGCAACCCAAGAAAAGCAGCCTGGGGGGAAATTATCAGCAAGTTACGGAGTCCAGAAAGAGTGAGAACCTACAACTCGAACCTGAACGAATTACTGAAGGCAAGAAAATGAAAGTTCAAATCATCAGAAGCACAGTTGCGGATGGAATGGTAGTCAAGGCTGGACAGGTGGTTAGCCTGACGGTTGAATCTGCCAGAGAAATCATGCGTCTTGGAAAGGCGATTCCCTATGATGAGAAAGAGCCGCTGGTTGATCGCTCGGTAGGCTTGACCACAGAAAGCCAGCCCAAGCTGGTAAAAAGGAAAGCCACTAAGAAAACCTTACAGAATGATTGACGTAGTCTGCATTTTATTTCAGCCGGAAGGCAAAGGACTTCCACAGTTTTCAACAGGATATTCTGCGAAATGGGTGGACAAACTCGCGTATGCGATTGCAAGACATACGACACAAAAATACAGACTGATTTGCTTAGTTGATCAGTTTTACGAATTTCAGGAAGAGGTTGACCAAGTTCAGATTAAAGGCAATGAATCTGGATACGGCAATGTCATGGAAACATTTAGGCCCGACTTGGGAGAAAATCAGCGTTTTGTTATTGGGCTGGACACAATCATTCGAGACAACATTGACAACATCTTGGATTGGCGCGGCAGAGTCGGGCTTCTCACAGATCCAAACTATCCAGAAACGATTTGCAACGGAGTGGGTAGCTATTCGCCAGAATTCTGCGAGTGGATCTGGCAGGAATGGCAAAGAAAAGAGGACTATGAAGACCGGATTCTTTACAACGGCAGAATCTCAGAAATGCAGTTTTTGCGATTGCTAGCGAATGACGCAACCCGATTGAATGAAGTATTTCCTAACCAGATTCAGTCCTATAAGTGTCACTGGCTCAAAGAACCGGAAAAACGAGAAGAAGCCAGCATTGTTTACTTTCATGGAAATCCAAAACCGCCAGACGTACACGGTGATCTACTGAGGCATTGGTGAACATTCACAAGACCGTAACCATTGAAGGCAATGTCCACTTTGGCAAGAATATCTTTATTGGGCCTTACACAATCATCTATGGGCCTGTTGAGATTGGAGACAACGTCAAGATTCACGGGCATGTTTCAATCGGAGACACGCCTCAACATAGGACAAGGCCAAAGCTTTGTGGGGTTGAAATCGGTGACAATACAACAATTCGAGAATTTGCAACGATTCATGCTGGAACCGAAAACAAAACCAGAGTTGGCAAAGACTGTTACCTCATGAATTTTTCGCACGTCAGCCATGACTCAGTAGTCGAAGAAAACGTCACGCTTGCCAATGCCGTTCAGCTAGGTGGGCATTCTTACGTCATGCAAGGCGCAACGATTGGGCTTGGGGCAACGGTTCACCAGTATTCGCTGATTGGAAGCTTTTCCATGATCGGCATGAACTCAGTGGTTGGAGTGAAATGTAGAATAACGCCTGGAAAAATCTTTGCCGGAAATCCAGCAAGAGCGGCTGGTGAGAATGTGATTGGCTTGAGTCGCAACAAGGTATCTAACGAATACCTCATCAAAGAAACTGAACGTTTTTGGTACATCCTCGATGGCGATTGAAACCGATGCTGATCGTGCAATTTATCTGGATACTGCAGATTTTGGCGTAACCGTCACCAAGGCAGATGCCAGCACCTTTTCGGCAATTTGGGACTTACGCTTCGTCCTAATTCAGCCCAATGGCTTATCGGTTGGGTATGAATCGGCAGAACCTCGACTAATGGCAAGAACCTCAGACGTTAGTTCTCTCAGTCATGGCGACACGCTGACGATTCAAAGTGTCAGCTATGTTCTCAGAGGTATTGAGCCGGATAATCTGGGAATGACAACGCTCTTAATGGAAAAGGCCAGTGTATGAGCGTTCTACATGCCAGACAGACGATCCGCGAACAGGTGGCTCAGTTGATTACGCCTTTGACTACAACGGGCGGCAGAGTCTACACCACCAGACATCACAGGCTGGATCAGTCAAAGCTTCCTTGTCTGCTGGTTTATGTCTTAGAAGAAAATGTTGATCGCAGCGCTTTCAGTAAATTCAGGACACTTGAAAGGACATTGATTGTTCGCATAGAAGGGGCCGCAAGAGCCACCAGTGATTTGGATGACACCTTGGACTCTATTGGTGGCGAGGTTGAATATGCCTTGGGCGGACAATTACCAGCAGGAGTAGAGGAGTTCTATCTTCAGAATGTACAGATCAATTACACCTCAGAAGGCGATGTTCCACTCGGTGTGATCAAAATGGATTGGTTTTGTAGGTATCGCCAGACAATCGCGCAACCGGAAGAGGCTGGCGATACGATTCTAGTAGCAAATGCCGTCTTGGATGGTGGCACTTTTTAAAGGAGAGAAATGGCTAGATTGCAACTGAGAAGGGGATTGAATGCCAATCTCCCCACTACGTCTATGCTCGCAGGCGAGCCGCACTTCACAACGGATCGAAACAATATCTTTGTGGCGACAGACGCAACTACAAAAGTACCCGTCACGCCACCAGTAGATTCGCTTTCAACACTTAGTTCGATTAGTGGAGCCAGTGATTTAATCATGGTCCATGACGCCTCAGAATCTTCTGGGCAGATGGAGAAGAAGATAACCTTCAACGCCTTTAAGACAGCACTGAACATTCCTGAATCTAGCACGGATGAACTGGTAGCTGCCGTATCGGGTGGCACGGCTGGCTACATTGGCGGAACCGATGGAAGTGATGGAGTAGTCAGAGGCGATTCTTCTATTACTGTTGCCATTGATACCAGTAACGACTTTGTGACTCTATCGGTTGCCACGGTTGATGGAGGAACCTTCTAATGAAAATCATTAGAGGAAGAGAAAGGAAAACGATTGAAGCAGAAGATTTTGTAGAATTTGAAGCTGCCGGGTGGGTGGCTTTGAAGCCGGAAACACCGGCATTTTCTAACAGCCAAAAGGAGAAAAAATGGCAGTTACAAAGGGAAGTTCCGGTGTCATCAAAGCCGGAAG